AAAGGTGAGAACTTTGATTTTAAAAAAGTTACAACAAATTTTTTTGATGAAACAGATATTAAAATAACTGTGACAGGTAATGATGGTCAAACAGGGACTTTTAAATTAGTCATAGATTATAGTACTTGTTAAATGAGTTACGAAGCATTATCTGATTCTGTTAAATTAAGTGAAGGTTTTAGAAATAAAATATATCAAGATACTGAAGGCTTTGATACGATAGGCTGGGGCCATAAAGTTATTTCAGGTGATCCGTTTGAAGCTGGTGTTGAATATACTGAAGAAGATTTACAAGCGGTATTTGATAAAGATTTACGAAAAGCTATTGCTCAAATGAAACAATTATGTGAGCAAAATAATATTGAAAATTTACCAGAAACAGCCGAACATGTCATTACAGAGATGTGTTTTCAGCTTGGCCAGACAGGCGTGTCCAAGTTCCGTAACATGTGGAAATGCCTGCAGGAAGCTAATTTTATAGGGGCAAGTTACGAAATGCTTGACTCGAGATGGAATAAACAAACTCCAAATCGTTGTAAAAAATTAGCGGACCTTATGAAATCATGCGGATAGAAAATTTTTTTACACACTACAAAAAAGAATTAATTGCTAGACAAAAGCAAGTAGAAGAGTCTATATTATCAGGGCTTGCAAAAGATTGGTCTGATTATAGATATTTGACTGGTAAATTAGCAGCACTTAAACAAGAAGAACAGGAACTCACGGACCTGCTTAGAAAAACGGAGCTAGAAGATGACGACTAAACCAAAACTTATTGTGCCAAAACATGTTTGGGACGGTAAAGCTGTCGAAAAACAGAAAAAGGAATTAGATAAAGTTCCTAATCCAACAGGATACAGAATAACATTATTTCCACTAAAACTAGATTCTAAAACAAAATCAGGCATAATACTTACTGATGACACTGTTCAAGAATCACAACTTACAACTAACATTTGTAAAGTTTTAAAAGTTGGTCCTGATGCTTATAAAGATAAAGAGAAATTTCCAACTGGTCCTTGGTGTAAACAGGATGATTGGGTATTAATTACTCGCTATGCAGGTTCTAGAATAAGAATAGATGGTGGTGAGTTACGAATTATTAATGACGATGAAATACTGGCAGTCATTGATGATCCAAGAGATATATTGCCAGCTAACATATTATAAACATGGAGAAGTCTATGCAACCACAAGTGCAATCAGAGCAAGATAAAATGGTGCCTATAGATACTTCGGGCGAAGCTGTCGAAGTCACCTTAGAAGATAAAAAAGTAAAAACAACTGAACCTGAAGAAAAAATTGAGGTTCAAGAGGAACAACCAGAGGTTGAGGTAAAAGAGGATAAATCTAAAGAAGAAGAATTAACTGATTATTCTCAATCTGTTCAAAGAAGAATTGATAAATTAACAAAAAAAATGCGTGAGGCAGAGCGTAGAGAGCAAGCCGCTATAGAGTATGCAAAAAAAGTTCATGAAGAAAACAAAAACTTACAAGTAACATCTATAAATACTTCACGTGAAAGACTTACATCAGATGAAGCACAGATAGCTTCTACTGAACAGTTGTTAAACACTGCTTATCAAAAAGCTATTGAAGAACAAAATGTAGAAAAACAAGTTGAAGCTCAACAAAAGATTGCTCAATTAGCAATTGAAAAAGAAAGAGTTAGACTTAGAAAAAGTAAATTAGAACAACAAGAGTCGGTCAAACCACAAGAACAATCTACGGTTGAGCAGGCCATAAATCAACCACAAGCTCAACAACAGCCTGATCCTAGAGCACAAGAGTGGGCCGAGGATAATAAATGGTTTGGAACTGACAAAGCAATGACATATACTGCGATGTCATTACATGACGAAATAGTTAACGAAGGATTTGACGCCAGCTCAGATGAGTATTATAATGAGATTGATCAAAGAATTCGAAAAGAGTTTCCTCATAAATTTGAGGATCAAAACAAACCAACGCAAAAAGTTGCGTCGGCTGTCAGAAAAACGTCCACTGGACGCCGCACTGTGAAACTCACACCCTCACAGGTAGCTATTGCAAAAAAACTTGGTGTGCCACTTGAAGAGTACGC